ATGCATAAATCCCTACTTGCGGCAGCGCTGTGTGTGCTGCTGGCGTCCAGCCCCTTTGCGCTGGCGCAATCAGCGCCGCAGGCCTCCGCCGCGGCGAGTGAGCCATCCGATGCCCTGATCGATTTTCTGTCCAAGCCGACCTTTTCGCCGCAGCAGCAAAAGCGCCTGCAGCAAGCACTGCATCACAAACAGATGATGTCGCGCCTGGCCGCCTTTGCCGGCCTGACGCCAGCGCAGCTGGATGCAGAGGCGGCCGAGCGCCAGTTCTGCCTGCTATCGGGCTACCTGTTGCATAACGAGCTGGCTGCACAGAAGCGCCCGGCTAGCCAGCTGGCCCAGGCACGCAGCTGGCTGCTGTCCCCAGGCTGGTGCGAGCGCGTGAGCCGCGAGCAGGCGCAAGGCATGACGCAAGAAGACGTACTGGGCATCGATGGTGTCATCACCTTGTATTACCTGCTGTACCTGGATATGCAGCCCCGTCTGGCGGGCGGCTAGACCCATGCCATAGCTCCCTCAGCCCGGCAAGCTGGGCCAACAGGCCTACACTGATAGCATCGCGCCGTGCTGGCGCCATTTCCCGGGTTGATATGCACGCCATTCACGTTCTTACCTATAACCTGCATAGGTACGGCCTACGGAATTCCGCTTTGAAAACATGGCGTTCGGGCTTGTCATTCGAAATGGTTCCGAAATAATCCCGAAATCGCCATGTCACGATTGGTGATCAGCAGTGCCTGGGGCGGTCACGGTCAGCCATTCTGCATTGCGGCTGTCCAGGTAAACCGCGGTGGTTTGGGCGCTGCGGTGGCCCAGGATCATTTGTGCAAAGCGGGCGCCGTGCTGCTCTTCATATAGCCGGCCGGAAAGTGAGCGGATCTCGTGTAGCGTTGGTGGTGCCTCTCCCGTGCCGTGGCCTGCCAGGTCCCGGGCGTCAGCAAACGCCCGGGTAATCAGCTGCTTTCTGATCTGCTGGCCTGGGCGTACGCGGTAAGCCGCTTGTCTGGCATGAATGATTGTTTCCGGCTGTGCGATGCCGCTATCCAGGCATTCGGCAATTACCTCGCCTAGTGACTGCGGCAGTGCGTTCAAGCGCAGGTCTAGTGACAGCCGTAGCTTCATGCCGGTTTTTTCCTGGGTGATGTACAGCCACCCGTCTTTGATATCGCCCGGGCGCAGGTTGACCAGATCCTCGCGCCTTTGGCCGGTTAGCAGTGCCAGCTTTATGGCGCTGGCGGCCCATTGCCGGCGCAGGTCGGCTTCGGCCGCCGTCAGGATGGCCATGTAGGCATCCAGAGTGAGCCGCTCCCGCTTGGTACGCAGGCCGTGCACTCTTGTGACATCGGCGGGGTTGCTGTCGATCCAGCCGGCGGCAATGGCTTCCCTGAAGTAGTCGGACAGGCGTCCGCGTACCGATGCGGCCATGCGCTCTTTGCTGGCGTCTGTCCAGGTTTTCAGCAGGTCGGCCACATCCATCACGCTGATACGCTCAAGGGGCGTTGCGCCCCATTGCTTCATGGCGAGGCGAAGCTGATCTTTGGCTGCGGTAACGCTGCCCGGCTTGATGCCACGTTTTTCCAGAATGATGATGTAGCGCTCGTACCAGTCCAGGGCAGTGCGGTCTGCGGCGCCGGTGAGCCTGTCGATCAGGCGGTGTGGGCTAAAGTGGCCACTGGCCAGCAGGTTGGCTTCGATGGCTTGCTCTATGGCGCTGCTGCGGTCTCTGCCCAGACCGTATTCTTTGTTGGTTCTCGGGTCGCGCCATGAGTAGTAGCCGTTGCGCAGGTAGAGGTTAGGCGGCAAGGCGCGATTTTTTGCGGCGCGGCGGCGTCCCATTGTTTGTCTCCATGAGTCGTTTGATGAGCGGGTACTTTTGCTGGGCCAGCGTAGGCCGGCACGGTACAAGCAGGCCGGTTTCGACGTACTGCGCGTTGGGGTCAATCAGCCATTGCCGGCCAATCTTTTGCGGCTGAGGGAACAGGTTCCCGTTGCGGGCCCAGCTGCAAAGGGTGGCTTTGCAGGGAGCGTGTTGGCCATACTGTTTGATGGCCCATTCTTGAAGTGTTGTTTTCATACGGGCTCCAAAAGCGAAGGCCACCTGATGGTGGCCACTTGGGCAGGCGCACTGGTGGGTGCTTCGCCTGTGGTGGTGTCTTACATTTCCGGCTGCTGCTCTGCTGTCTGGATAACTTGGCAGTCATCGTTGCACCAGGTGCGCCATGCGCTGATGGTGGCGCGGGTGGTGCTGTCCTCCTCGAGGCCGGTGTGGTTGAAGTACACGCTGATAAGCGTGCCGCGTTCGTTCTTGGCGGTGCGGATGACGTGGCGCGTGCTGCCGTTTTTGATGACGGTATCGCCCGGCTTGGGGTGCTTCTTGGGGTTGCGTGCTTGCATGGTGATTTCCTCATGCAAACAGCCCGCGCTGAGGCGGGCTGTTTGGTGGTTGTGGGTTGCGTTCAAGCCAGGCTGGCGGGCTTGTGCTCCGGCATGGCGTGCTGCAGGCCTTTTTTGAGGCTGCGGTACAGGTCGGGGTGGGTTTCGCGCATGTAGGCCATGATCTGCACGTCCTCGCCTTTGATCTGAACCAGGTCGATCTTTTCCACGTACACCAGACGCAGCAGTTCGCGTACGGGCTTGGGCATGTTGCGGCCGCTTTCGTAGCGGCTGCCGCCGGACTGGGTGACGCCGATGCGGCTCCAGAATTCCAGCTGATTCAAACCTGCAGCTTTGCGTATCTCGCGGGGGTTCAGGATCTTGGCAAAGCCTGGCTTGGTCGTGGCGTTGGTGTTGGTTTGTGCTTGCATGTTCAGTGCTCCTCAATGATCAGGGTAATGGTGTGCTGGGTTTGGTCGGATTGGCCCAGCAGGGTCCAGGTATTGGGTTGGCCGGTGGCTACCATGCGAAAGCCGGCCGGCAATAGTGCGCTGCAGGCCAGGCGCTGCGTGCGGTCGCGCATGGCCTCGCTGGCGTAAAGGCGCAGCGTGGTGCCGTGGCCGATGTCCCAGCTGGCCTCTGTGTTGATGCCGGCTTGCTGCAGGGCTTGCTGCAGGCATTCCGTGATGGTGATGGTGGCGGCGCTGGCTTGTAGCAGGGTTAGCGCGGCCAGGTGGTTTTCCGTCAGGCGTTTGGCGGTGCGGTTGTAAAGGTCGAGCATGGTGGTCCTTTACGTGATGCGTTGTGTTTTGCCCTGGTGGACGATCCATAGTTGAACGTCGCGTAGCCGGTACTGGGTGCCAGGGCCGCCCTGTACGCAATATTCGCCAAAGTTGGGTAGTACGCGGCAGGGGAATGCTTCATGTCGCCCAGCTTGTGCTGCGTATTTGCTAGTGCGCTTGATCTTGGCGAACAGCTGTTGACCTTTGTTGTTGCCTGCTGACTGGTATTCGTTGGCTTCTTTGATGCCATCAGGGGTGTTCAGGTCGAAAAGTGGCATTGGGTGTCCTTTCTATCCGAATAGTTGGTCTATGGCGCGCTGATCCAGCTGGGGGATCAGCCATAGATCGTTATGGTCTTGGGGTGAGAGTGATTGCCAGCTGCCGTCGCCAAAGCGAATTTCGCGGGTGCTGAAAGCGGGGTCGTACTCGTAGATGCAGTACGTTGGTTTAGCCAGCTGCCAGCGTCTGGCCAGTTCGCTGGCGGGTTTGATCAGTGCAATGCAAAGCGTGCGGCGGTCGGGCATGGTCATGGTGCGTCTTTCTGTAGCAGCGGCTGCAGCTTGGTCATCAGGTCTTGCCATACCAGGTTCAGGCGGTGGCGCTGCATGGTGCTGGCTGCCGGGTTGTTGATGGCCTGGTGGTAGGTGTGTGACTGGCTGGCCATCTCTGCGTGGTCGCGCATGAAGTCGGCGTTGCGTCGCGGCAGGGTGATGATGCCGGCGATGCGGTTGCGGTGGCGCTCGTAGATAGTGGATTCGGCAAAGCGGCGGCCGTCGCGCTCCACTGGGCCGAAGAACTCGTTTTCCCATACCACGATGGGTGCTGTGGTGCTGGCCAGCAGCGCCTGCAGGCCGGTAAGCGTGTCCTGGAAGGCCTGGCCGCCTGTGAGGATGGTGTGAATGAATACCTGGCGGCCGAAGCTGGCCAGCACGTCCAGCGCGCCGTTTTCTGCCAGGTAGCCGGTAATCGGCACAAAGCTGGTGGCGCCGTTGTCGATCAGTACCGGGCCATCGTTGTTGAGGATGATGTCGATCATGCGGTCAAACTCGCGGCTGTCGATCTGGCGGTCCTGGTCGATGATCTCCAGGCGCTGTACCGGCAGTGCGGCGTAGCTGGTCAAGGTGGCGTTGACGGGGTCGGTGTCGATGCCTATCACGTTGCCGCTGTCGCCGTAGGTGGCCTGCAGGGCTTGCAGTACGATGCTGGCGATGGTGCTTTTGCCGCAGCCGCCTTTGCCTTGCAGGATGATGTGTACTTGCTGGTTACCATTCATGGCTGTTTCCTTGGTCGCGGAGGTTTTGCCAGTCGAAGCGTTCGGCCGGCTTGGTTTGGTTGGGGGTTGTCTGTTGTGTGGCCGGTGCCGGTGCTTTGGGTGGTGCCGGCGGCGGCGGTGGCGCGGGTGCATGGCGGGTTTCCTCTGCTTTCTTGCGCTTGCGGGCGCGGTACAGGGCGTTGCGGAATTCATCCAGCGTCATGTCCACGCCGTGCTGTGCCAGGGTGGCCACCACATCGGCTTGCGGTATGTCGCGTGCCAGGGCTTCTTCGATATCGGGCAGCTGCTGGCGAAAGCGGGCCGCTTTGCTCAGGGGTCTGCCGGTGGGCTGCAGCGCCGCCAGGGCGCGGGCAATGTCGCTCATGTCTTGCTCATGTTTTGCTTTTGCCTTGCTCATTTACTGCTCATGTCGTGCCAATGCGCGGCTCATGAGCTTGGCGGTTAAAGGTTTAGCCGACGATTTCAACGGGAACGAAGTGGCTCTTGTTGCGGCGGGTTACCAGAACCATGCGCTGGCCGGCTACCTGGGCGCGATAGGTGCGCGGCAGGCGTGCCCAGTCGGCAAGCTTCATCTTGATTGCGTTGCTTTCCATGACTGACTCCTAGGGTTGATTGGCTTGCTGTTGTCGTGGTCTAACGCCACTGTGCAGCCGCCTTGGCGGGCGGCTGGGCGGTGGGGTCAGATGGGGTAGTAGAAGCCGTGAGGGCCGACTGCGAGCTGGCGGCGGTCGTGCAGATCGGCCAGCAGCAGGCCGGCGCGATGTTTCTTGATGCCAAAGTGCTGCGCTACGGTGCGGGCTGCGATGTGCTGGTCTGCCGGTGCGTCGCTTAGCCAGCTCTGTATGGCTTCATTCAGGCCTTGGTTGTCGCCGCTGTTCAGGCGCCAGCCGTCTACCTGGTCGATGATGGTGCGGGTGATGGCGGCAATTTCGCAGGCGTCCAGCAGCAGGCGTGCGTGGCGATCTTCCGGGTTGGCCGCTTCGTCCAGCGGGATGTCCGTGCGGATGCTGCGCAGCTGCATGTTCTGCGTAAGGCGGAAGCTGGTGCGCTCTTTCCAGTGCAGCTGCAGCAGGGTGACGATCAAGCCTTGCTGCAGGTGCATTTGCACTTCCTGCTCGCTGGCCCGGACGTTGGTCATCTTGATGGTCGGGCCTTCGCTGCTTTCGTCCTGCATGTGCATCACGCTGCCCATATGTAGCTCGTCCGGCAGCTCGTCGCCAGCGACCCAGCGCGTCATCTGCTGGTCCAGCAGGGCGCGGGGGCGGATCAGGGTGGCGTCCAGCGGGTAGCAGCGCTGCAGCACGGCCAGTACTGCCTCTGCATTGCTGCTGCTGGCCTGGTCGATGATGATCAGGCGGGCTTCGCTGTGGATGATCAGCCAGGCAGTGTCGTCTTTGCTGACGGTGCGTGCCAGCAGCTCGCTGCGGACGGTGTCTTTCAGTGTCAGCTCTTCTTCGCGGCCAACCTTGCGGCATTCTTGCTCTTCGATGCCGGCTACGCGTGCCTGCCATTCTTTGGCCAGGGTGGACGGCGGCAGGATCTTGCTGGTGGTGAGCCGGCGCATAGCGTAGATGCCATGCGCCAGCGTGAGCAGCAGGGTGGTTTCGTTCAGTGCTGGTGCCCAGCCGCTGCTTTGGTAGGCGCTAGCGTCCGGTGCCTGGTAGCGCTGGGTTTGCAGTGCGGCCTCTAGCTTGTCGGGGTCGATTTCCACGCCGGGCGGGAAGCGGAACAGCGTGGCATTTTTGATGGCCATCATTCGCTCTCTTTCTGCAGCGCCGGGCAGGACCAGGCGTGCTTGTGGTCGGGTGACAAAATCCGTACGCAGGCGGCGTGCGGTGCTTGCCGGGTGTACACCACCACTTCGTGAGTGGGTGGCGGGCTAGCTGCGGCGCCGGAGCCGGTGGCGCGTTTCTGGTTCCAGGCGGCGCCGGCGTTGCTGGCCAGCGCCAGCAGCAGGGTGAACAGCAGGGGTTTCATGGTGTGCTCCTGGTGGTGACATCCCTGCAGCCTGCTGCGGGCAACAGGCTGCGGGATATCTGTGTGGCGTGGGCTTGGCCAGCGCCGGGTCTTGCAATCTTCAGTTGCTTGCGCCTTATCCCTTCTTGCTGGCGGCAGCAGGTTTTTGCCTGGTGGCCAGCTGTGCCGTGGGTGCGGCATTGCCCTCAAACCAACGTGCGCCAGCCGGTGCTGCCGTGCTGACGAGGATCCGTTTCCGCTGATGCGGTGAGGCGGTGTGTTGTAAGTTGTGAAAGATCAGCTACATAAAGTAGAAGTTTTGCGAAGTATCTACACAAAGTAGAAAGCAGTCAACAACTAAAAGTAGAAATATTGATTTTGGCTGCTGGACTGCCATTGCAATTGCATATACCCTGTGCATAAATTCATCTAGGAGGCTGTTATGCGATTCCGTTTTTCGTTGGCTTTCTTGTTGCCGCTAGTGCTGCTTAGTGGGTGTGGTGGCGATGATGTCGCGGTGCCTTATGAGCGTGCTGCGGGGTTTGATGCTTTGGGGGATGCGGGTGCGCAGGCGCTGGCTGCTTTTGAGAAAGCCTGCCCAGTGGTAAAGCGCGAGGTGGGTGATCTTGAATACATCAAGGTCCAGCCGGCCCTTGGCTACCCCAAGACGCCGGATTACGGCTGGAATCGGGCAGTGTCGGTTGAGTTCAAGGTTAAGGACCAGCCGACAGGGGTGGGGTTGGGGTTGATTGCAGGCACTGAATGTACGTTTGATATGGGAGGTGGTTTCCGCCCTGGTTTGCATGTCATGCGGTCTGACTGTGCCGAGGTTTGCGGCGTCGCTAAGGGGTTTACCGCTGAGCCCAAGCTTGCTGTGTTGGAATCCAGGGAAGAGGCCGAGGCGGTGGAAAAGAAACGGCTATCTGAGGGTGCTGCGGCTCTGGCTGAGCTTGAGAAAAAGGCGCTTTCTGGTGATTACCAGGCTCAGCGCAATTTGGCTTACAGCTTTGCTATCGGTGCGGATGGTGCGCCTTATGAGCCGGTAAAAGCGTGTGCCTGGCGCGCTGTGATTATCGCCTCTGCTAGCAGTAAAGTTGGCGATGGGGATCACCGCAATGTGCAGCATAATTGTGGCAAGCTTGATGATAAGGGGCGTCAGCAGGCGCAGGTGCTTGCTGAGCAGATCTTGGCGAGGGTGCGTGGCGGGTAGGTAAAACTACGAATTGGCGGTAATGTTGCAGTGCGTTACCTTTCCGGCATGAAACGTCAACATCCTGCATCCAATGCACGTTCTGTGCAGTCTCAAGTCAAAGAACTAGTTGCCCAAGCCCGTCGTGCTGCGCCACGGCGTGCAGGTGGTGTGCTGGTGCCGCCGCGTTGTGGTGGACTCTAGTGGCTTTGTTGTGTAAGTTAGCTTCGTACTGTAGTATCGACCGATTTTTCTTTTGGCGAGAATTTAATGGTTCAGCCCGCGCTTATAGACACCCAGTTGACTGATCTCATGAACGAGGTCAAAGCCTCTGGTCTCATGCTTGATCGTTCGACCTTTGAGGGCCGGCGAACTTACAACTCTATAAAACAGTCTATTGATAAGCTGCTAACTGAGAGTCCTTCCGCGTACTACACGCTGAGGTCTCAGCTTGGGGCGCTTTGTTATGATGTTGCAGAGGTCCGTTCAGCGGCTGCAGGGTTGGCCGCGCTGACATCTTTTCATGATGGGTCTCTGGTCAATACCGTTAGGTCTTTGATTGTAGTCGGAGAGTACAATGACGCGCATGCTCTCTTCGCGCGTTATAGTGACCGTATGCGCGAGTCAGATTTTCCAGTCGATGTGATGTGGCTTGCGTTTGCTGGTTTTTTCGCAAGTTGGTTAGTTGGCTTCGGTGGGGACGTTACGCGTATGAAACTCACTTTGGATAAGCATCTCCAGGAGCGCATGGACTCAATTTATGCTGCGGCGGCGGTCGATGTTTCTGAGCATGATGTGCGTGAAATGCTTGGCTATGCTGCCCGTGCATTTGCGAAATCTAAAAAACATATCCTGTTTACGGGTGTTTCTGTGGTTGAGGACGGTTTGCTGTTTGAGCTCGTCGGTCGCATCGGGTCGGAAGAGGCTGCAGATATTGAATGGGATTACGTGGCTATGATGGCGGAGCACTTTCCGAGCGCGCCCACTGATCGTGTTTCGATCAGTATTTGCTCTTATCCAGATGACGAGGAAGTGGTGTTGCCTGGCGCCGTTGCCCGTCCTGATCAACTATCCTGATAATGGTGTGTCTTGGTTACCAGTAACTGTTTCTTGGATTGGTGTAATCGCCAGTTGCAGGCGTCTGCCGCTGATGATGAGTTGAGTCATCGATCAGTGACGAGTCGTGCTTACTACGCTGCGTATCATGCTTGTGATGGTGTTGTCATTGCTCATGGCTATGCCCTTCCTGCTATTGTTAATGTAGGAGTGCATGAGCGGCTTATTAGGGGGATGAGTGCTGCAACCGCGCAGGCTTGCCCGTCTGGCGTTGATCCTGTGGATGTTCGGGTGGCTGCCACTCATCTTGCGACTTTGAAGAAGATGCGTAACCAAGCGGACTACAAGATCGGTGAGCTTTATTCCAAATCTACTGCTCGCGATGCCTATCACAAGGCGGAGAGGCTTGTTCAGCATGTCTCTACCAAGTTATAAAATTAGCCCGCCTTGTGTGGGTTAATTTTTTTGGTGCCTGCAGGTAAGTTGATTTCCTGCTTGTCATGCACGGTGTGGGCTTTTTTTTTGAGCATCGCCGCGGGCCCGTGGTGCCATAGATATCCCAGTATCTCGTTTATCGTGTCGCCTGCCGTTTCCCTGGCGGGCCCTAGCGCCAGCCCGCTGGGCGTGTCCAGTTTGCCGGTCGCCCAGCGGAAGGTGGCCGCATCCAGCAGGATGCTCAGCAGTGCCGCGTCCTCTTCTGGCTGGCTGGCCAGCTCGTGTTCGTCGGGTACGCGCCAGTACAGTTTGTCACCCACCTGCAGCAGTACGCCGATGCATACCTGGTTGTCGCTGGCCAGGCTGGGGCGCCAGTGTACCGTCCAGCTGGTGGCGGTAATGGCCGGCATCCGGTTGGTGTCGGGTGTCAGGTGTTTCTGTAGTCGCTTCCCCAGCTTTTTCACGCGATTTTCCCTTTTATCCATGCCGGGTCTGCCCGGGCTTCTATGAAGCTGACCGCTGCGCTGCATTCTTTGCGGCTTAGCAGCTCTTGCCACCATTCCAGCACGGCTTCTTTGGCTTTCTGCCAGGCTGGCAGGTGGGCGGCAGACTTGGCTTCGATGTCCTGTGTGGCTTGGGGTGGCGGCAGTCCACCATACGCCAGGTGCATTGCCTGGTTATGAAGGTAGCCGGCGTGGCGCAGGGTTTTGGGTGTCCAGTCCTGCCCGCCCAATATCTCGGCGTGGTCGATGATGGCGAAATCGCTATCGCCCAGATACAGCAGGTTACCGCCATTACCATCGATATTGTGTAACCAGTGGCACAGGGCAATGATGGCGTGCAGGTGCGGCCAGGGTTTGATGCGCGCCCGCCACACAATGGCATCCTGTTCGTTGACCAGTGCCAGCGGGTTGTTTGGTAGCTCTTCACTGGCAAAGCAGGGCAGGTTGTCATCGTCCTTGCCTGGCCAGCGCCGTTCCGGGAACAGCTGGCGCAGTTTGCGTACCGGTACCAGGCATAGGTAGGCCCTGGGCGGGCAGGGCAGGCCCAGCGCGCGGGTAATCAGCCAGCCGGCCACTTCGTTGGCCAGCCCGCGTTTATCGGTGGGGAAAGCTTTGACGTAGGCGGTAAACGGGCGCCCGTGTTCGTCGCGCAGCTCGGCGCGGTGTACACAGGAGGAAAACCCGTCGATGCGGCGCGAGGCATACAGGTGATGCCCGGGGCCAAGCAGGAGAACGGGGTCGGTCATTTGGGCGTGATCAGGGTAAGCAAGCGGGCGATTGTAGCAGCCAGTTCAGGGTCTGGATTGGTGGCGATAAAGCGTTGCACGCTATGCAGCAGCGGGTGCGGGTCTAGCGGGGTGGTGCATTGCGGAGTGTCCATCCAGCCAGCAGGCAGCGCCAGTGCCTGCTCGACGTGCCGGGCGAAGTTATGGCCAATGCGGCAGCCGCTATTGAGATAGCGGCTGATCTGGCTTTCCTCGCGCTGCAGTGCGGTGGCCAGGTCGCGCTTGTGGGTGTAGCGGCTGGCCAGAAGCTGCAGGTTGGCGTGGCGGATAGTGAAGGCATTCATAACGCGATGCTATGCAGGCACTGCGGGGCAGTGAATGACGCGGCGCGTTAATTGGTGTCAAGTTTGTTGGTTTTATCCGTATCGCTTGGGTCTGGCGGCAGGTTTATTGCTTTGGCGCTTAGTTTCTTGCCTAAGTTGATGGCTTTAGCATCGGCCTCTGCGCTTGTCGCTATATCTTGTGTTTGAGCATTCAGGGCTTGAACCATGTTCCTGAAGCTGCTGACTACGGCAGGGGTGAGTGACTTGCTGTTAAACGCAAGGCATAGATCCTGCACCAGTGGGGCGAGTGCCGGTGGAATGTTGACTGCGTAAGCTCCAGCGGCCGACGCTGCCGACTCTGCACCGTCCAGGTCTAGCCAGCCTGGTTTCAGTCCAAGCTTGTGCTCTATGTCACGAGCCAGCTCTTCGCCAATGTCTCTTCTGCTGCCTTCAGCGTCAGAAAACAGGCGGTATATCAGTGGTCGCTTGCGGCCAACTGTGTCTGCAAACCTGCCTTTGTTCCCTTCGAATCTTTCATCGATGAGTTTTAACAAGTTCGCGCGGCGAATGTCGTGAGGCTTTGTGGTTGGAGTTAGATATGCAGCCTGGGCTTCGTTTACTGCGTGGTGGCTTGGCTGTTCTAAATGCTCTGTCTGTTTGTAGCCAAAGCTACTTTGTGTTGTGGGCTCAGAGTAAGCGGTGGGCTCGCCGTACTCTAGGGTTGCTGGGCTAATCCCTAGGGCGCTCGCTAGTTCAGCAAGCTTTCGCGTCCGAGGCTTGGCTGTGCCGAGTGTATAGCGCCTTGCCATTTCATAGGTGATGCCTAGGTGCCGTGCTATGTCGGTCACGCTGAGGCCTCGCCTATCCATCGCGGAGCGTAGGTTGGCCGCAAATTGTGGGTGCATGATTTCTACCATAGGTAGAACTATGAATGGGTGGCCGCTGGGTGGCAATGCTATTATTTGTTGCATGATTGCTACTTAAAGTAGATAATCCGTTTATGAACACTTCTACTACTAAAGCCAGCGAAGCCATTGCTCTTTTGGATGGTGTCGCAGCTGTTGCTCGCCGCTTCGGTGTTACCCCTTGGGCGGTGAGTAAGTGGCGTACACGAATGCCTGCCGAGCGCTGTATCGAGATTGAGAAAGCGCTCCAGGGCGCTATCCGTTGCGAAGAGCTGCGTCCGGATATCGACTGGGGCTACTTGCGTGCTCATCCCTGATTCCCTGCTCCGTGCTTTTTCCGTCCCGCACGGGGCTTTCCCGGTGTGTGGCTGCCCGCTTTACGCCGGTTTTTTTACAACTGTAGTGCGTGGCGCAACGCAATAAAACGTCAGCGAGGATTGGTTATGAACGATGCGATAGAACGGCCTCTGGGCGTCGTCGGTTTGCAGGACGCCATGTACGACACGGTGCACGACTATGAGGGCGGTGCGATGGCCCTGGCGCCGCGCTTTACCAGCCGCCGTACTGGGACCATGAGCCCGTCGGTGTTGTCGTCCAAGGTAGATCCGAAGAAGGACACCCATCACCTGATGCTGCTGGAGGCGGATCGCCTGATGGCGCTGACGGGTGATTACCGCATCCTGCACGCGCTGGCCTTGAACCATGGCCATATGGTGATCCCTATCCCGCGTGGCGCGGCGCCGTGTGACATGGCTGTGTTGGAGATGATTACCCAGGTGTGGGAAACGAAAGGCGACGTTGGCCGGAGTGTGCATAACGCGATTTCTGACCGTCGTATCGAGCCGCACGAAGTGGAGCAGGTGCGCCGCACGGTGTACCGCGCCCAGCTGGCACTGCAGCAGCTGGTGATGCGGCTGGAGGGGATGGTTGATGCTTGATGACGACGATCTGCGCTTGTTGCCAGCGCCGCGGCCGGTAAGTAGCGATGCCGTGCATCAGCTGTGGCTGACGGTGTTGGTGCTGGGTTTGCAGGATGCGGCGGCAGCGTTGGCGCCGCCACGCGCTTGCAAGGTGTCGCCGGTGGATGCGGTGCGCGGCCTGCGCTGGGTGCTGGATGACGGTGACGCTTTGGGGTCATTCATCTGGGTGTGCACCGTGCTGGATATGGCACCCGATGCGGTGCGGCTGTGTTTGTGGCGCCGGTGCGGTGTTAGCCGCCAGCGTGCCCAGGACGTGGCGTATGCCGCGCCGGCCATTGCCGCTTAGGTGGTTGCCCGCGGCGTGCCAGGCGGCAGATTTGCCGGCCGCGGCGGATAAGCGGGCGGCGGTCAAGCAGCTGCTGCAGTCGATTAACCGTTTGCTGGATGAAAACGCGCATGGCCAAGCGAGAGTTGAAAACCTGCCTGCGGTGCCGCCACGGCGAACTCAGGCTGGTTGAAGGTACGGCAGGCCGGCTGGACTGCTATTGCCTGCGTACCGGTTTGTTGTCTGGTGCGGGGTGTGAGTGGTTTTCGCCCCTGCAGGCGCCGCGGCCGGATCCGCGTGGTGAGGCGTACTCGCCGGCGTATTTCAAGCGCATGGCTGCGCGCCAGCTGTGCCTGCGGGTGCTGGATGGCACGTTTGCCTACTTTATGGCGCAGGTGCGGCAGCGTAGTGGCCAGGCGGTGGCGGATGAAGTAGAGGCGGCCGGGCGTGAAGCCTGGCGTACGCGGCGCGAGTGGATGACGCCGCAGCAGCTGGAGGAGGCGTGTCGTGTACGAGTTTGAGCCTTACCGCAACCCCACTTTGTGGGCGGCGCATGCCAGCCTGCTGCGGCAGCAAAGGTTGGCCGCAAAGCGCCGGCCAACGGTGTTTTTAAGTGCCGGCGTACGCCGGTGGCAGCGGCGGCAGCGGGTGCTGGCGCTGATGCGGGCAGTAATGAGTGGTGCATACAAAAACAAGTAAGGACGTAGCAATGGACGGTAAGAACGAGCAGGGCTTTCAAAGGGTGGATATTCCCAGGGTGGCAGCCGCTGCCCTGGATGCGGCCGAACGCTTGGTGCCGCAGTGGGTGCCGAACGGCCGCCGCCAGGCTGATGAGTGGGTGGCACCGAACCCGACGCGGGCCGACCGGCACGCGGGTAGCTTCAAGGTGAACTTGCTGACTGGCCGCTGGAGCGACTTTTCTACCGGTGACGCTGGCGGTGACCTGGTTTCTCTCTACAAGTACATTTTTGGTTTTGCCAGCCAGGTAGAGGCGGCGCGTGACCTGGCCGGTGTTGTGAATGTGCCGCTGGGTGCACCTGCAGCGCCTGCCGCGGCGGACAAGCCCAAGCGTGAAACCGAGTGGGAGCCGGTGCTGCCGGTACCGGCTGACGCGGCGGCGATGCACAAGGCGCACCCGCACCGAGGCCTGCCGGAGCGGGTGGCGGTGTACCGTGATGCCGCTGGCCAGACGCTGGGCGCGGTGATGCGCTTCCGCACCAGTGACGGCGGCAAGGATGATCTGCCGCATGTGTATGCCCGCCACAGAAAGACCGGCAAGCATGACTGGCGCTGGATGGCTTTTCCTGAGCCGCGCCCGCTGTACGGGCTGGATGCGCTAGCGGTCAAGCCTGATGCGCCGGTGCTGCTGGTAGAGGGCGAGAAGTGCCGCGATGTGGGGCACGCGCTGGCTGGCCTGGTGGATTTGCAGCTGGGTGACGCGTTTGTGGTGGTGAGCTGGCCGGGCGGTACCAACGCTGTCGGCAAAGTGGATTTTTCCCCCCTGCATGGCCGTGTGGTGGTGTTGTTCCCCGATGTGGACAGCCAGCGCGAGAAGCTGAGCAAGGCCGAGCAGGCTGCCGGCGTGGAGCGTGACAGCAAGCCGTTTCTGCCGGTGAACGAGCAGCCAGGCGCGAAGGCGATGCTGAGGGTGGCCGAGCAGCTGGCTGGCAAGGCGCTGAGTGTGCGCTACGTTGAGCCGGCAGCGCCGGGTGTGCTGGCCGATGGCTGGGACTTGGCCGACGCAGTGCAGGTGGATGGTTGGCCTGCGCAGCAGGTATCAGAATACATTGCCGCGCATGCGCGGCTCCTTTTTCCTTCCCCGAGTGCATCGGACGATAGCCACCCCGCGCCAGCGCCAGCGAATACAGGGGTAGCAGCGCCTGCGCCAGCTGAGGCAGCGGTAGCGGCCACGGTAGTAGAGGCTGGCCAACCTAGCTACCCCATACCTACCGAGCCTGTTGAAGAGGTTCTGGCTCGCCTTTTTTCGCCAGCTGGCGGCTCTCGCACCCTCCCTGCGCCAGCGCCAGCGGAAACAGGGGGTAAAAAGGCTTCGAAAAATGAATGGCGTAGCCACCTGAAAAAGAATGATGAAGGGGTATTGCGCCCGATTATGGCCAATGCCTTCCTGATCCTTACCCACCATGAAGCATGGGCAGGGGTTCTCGCTTTCGATGAGTTCGGCCAAGCCGTTGTGAAACTTCGCCCGCCACCGTACCCCGGGGGCGCGGTGGGTCGCTGGGACAGTAATGACGCGGCGAAGACGTTGATCTGGCTGCAGCTGCGCGAAGGCTTGATGTTGAAGTCGAGCGCAGGGGTAGACGAAGCGGCGATTACCGTGGCCAAAGACTTTCGCTTTCACTCTGTCCAGGACTGGCTGCGCCACCTGCCGCCGTGGGACCGCACGCCCAGGTTGTGGACGTTGCTGCCGCGGGGGTTTGGTACCGAGTCGAGCCCGTACACGGAATACATTGGCACCGGCTGGCTGGTGGCTGCAGTGGCCAGGGTGATGGACCCGGGCTGCAAGGTAGATGAAATGCTGGTGCTCGAGGGCGCCCAGGGCGCGGGTAAGTCTACGGCGGTGCGCAACCTGTTTGGCGGTGATGCCTGGTACACCGAGATTGGCGAACGGCCGGACGACAAGGACTTTCTGATTGCGATTCAGGGTAACTGGTGCGTGGAAATTGGCGAGATGCAGTCGTTTAACAAGGCTGAGATTAACCAGGTAAAGCTGATCGTGACGCGGCGCAATGACAAGTTCCGGCCGCCGTATGAGCGGTACGCGAGCGACCACCCCCGCCAGTGCGTGTTTGTTGGTACCACCAACGGTGACCAGTACCTGAGTGACCCGACTGGCGCCCGCCGGTTTCTGCCGGTGTTCTGCCTGTGGGTTGATCATGACTTCTTGCGTGAGCATCGTGAACAGCTGTGGGCGGAGGCGCTTTACCTGTATGGCACCGGCTTCGCCTGGTACGACTATCCGAAAGATTTGGCGCTGGCCGAGCAGGACAAGCGCTTTGTGACGGATAGCTGGGAAGAGAAGGTGATGCGGTACCTGAATGGCAAGGCGCCGCCGGAGTATTACCCGTCGTCGATGATCCGCGGCCCGCGTGACATGGTGACGACTACCGAGGTGCTGGAGTGTGCGCTGCAGCTGGATAGCGCCAAGCACGGCCGGCCGGAGCAAACGCGGGTTGGCCAGATCATGCAGCGCATTGGCTGGAAGAAGCGGCGTCTGGCGCCTGACCCTGACGGCTATCGGGCATGGGTGTTCGAGCGGCCGGAAGAGGCGGCCGCGGCGTAGTGTCCAACCTGTCTAACCTTGGCTAACCTGCGCCCAACCTGAAAGCCGCGCCAAATAAGGACTGTCCAACTGTCCAACCTGTTTTGCTCGCTCTCTCACGCGTGCGTTATGTGATGAATATCACTATTAGGTTGGACAGGTTAGACAGGTTAGACAAAGCGAGTAGTGGCAAGGGTTTTGGTTTTGGGTGGTTGGACTGAGGTTGGCCAAAGGTTGGTCAGATAACAAAATCAGCGGCACGACTGCTGAAAGGGTGTAGGGACGGTTTCATCGGAGGTTCAGATGGGACTGCATGAAAAAACAATCGGCACGGTATCGGATAGTGCAGGTGGCCGGTCTGCAAAGTTGATTCCCTGGATTGATCACTTGCTGGAAAAGTGGGCGCGCTGGGGAACGGCACAAGGGTGGCATGGTGGTGGTTGCGGTATCAGCAGCTTGCTGATGACGGAGCATCACCAGATCGACCGGGCGATTAGTCAGCAAGGTGGGCCCGATGATGTAATGCTGACAGTGGACACGGCGGTACTGTGTTTGCCGGATGAGCTGCAGCAGGTGGTTCGCCAGCGTTATCAGGGGCGCGGCACGATGGAGCAAAAAGCCACAGCCCTGGGAATGAATCGGATGTTGTTCCAGCGGCGTTTGGTTTCGGTGCATGTTGCGGTGCAGGCCGCGCTGGATAAGGGGGTGGCTGCCGTACCCCTGCTGGCACCGAAGTATTTGAGCACGCGGAAGGCGGCGCAAAGTCAACGTCAACCCGCCTGAGAATTTGACGACGCTGTGTTACAGAAGTATATTCCGCCATGTAGATTGCACTTGTTGCGACTGCACAAGCCCAGCCCTAACCGGCTGGGCTTTTTCGTTGCTGCTCCTCGATTGGTTGGAAGCCCGTCCACGCCGGACGGGCTTCACTTTTTGGGGCTGGCCAGCAGAGGCGGGGACCCTGGCACTTTTCGCTCATGTACGGGGCGGGTGACCCGCGAACTTAACTCAGTGGCAGGGTTTGAAACTAAGTGAAATTTCACCGAGTGAAAAAACGGTGAAATCCGGAGTGAAAAACGGGTGAAAAGATGGACCAGTTCCTGAGCAAATCGGCGTTCGCTGCGTCGCAGGGCTGGCGGCCGAGCTACGTCACCAAGCTGCTGCAGCAGAACCGCCTGGTGCTGTCGTCTGATGGCAAACGTGTAGACGTGGCGGCAACCTTGCAGCTGATCGGCCGTACTGCGGACCCAGCAAAAGAGGGGGTGGCTGAGCATCACCACCAGCAGCGCGTGCAGCGTGATGTCTACGCGCCGCTTCGGGGTGACAGTTCGCCCGAGCCATCGGAGTACCACAAGCACAAGGCCGAGCGCGAAAAGCACCTGGCTGGTATCGCCAAGATTGAATTCGACCGGCTATCGGGCAATACAGTTGAGCGTGAGCCCGTGTCGAAAGCTGCATTTGCAGCAGGCCGGCTTGTGCGCGACAGCATCTTTGCACTGAACCGGCAGCTGGCGCCCGAGCTGGCCACCATGACGGACCCGTGGGAGATCGAGCGATTTTTGAATGGTCGTCACCGCGGCATGCTGACCGAAGTCGGCCGCATCGCCCAGGATGACCTGAAAGCACTGATCGATATCGAAGAGGGAGAGTGATGTACGCATGCGGCGCCAAAGTGTACGGCTATGGCTTTGCTGCAGGCCTGCAGCCGGATCCGGTGCTGTGGATCGATGAGTGGGCAGACGCTTATCAGCGCATCCCCGCCGATACCGGCGCCGCCGAGCCTGGCAAGTATCTGACCGAGCGCACCCCGTATGCCCGTGCCGTTATGCGGGCCTTGTCGCCTGAGCATCCTTGCAAGCGGGTAGTGGTGATGGGGGCATCGCAGATGCTCAAGACGCAAACCTTCCTGAACTGGATGGGCGGCTGTATCCACATGGCGCCAGCCAACATCCTGGCCATGATGCCGTCGCTGCCGCTGGCCAAGCGTCTTTCCAGCCGGGTGGCCAAGACCATCGAGGCGGTACCGGTGCTGCGTGAGCGTGTGGCCAGGCCTCGCAGCCGTGATGCCCGCAACACGCTGGATACCAAAGACTTCACCGGTGGGCAGCTGATCATTACCACTGCCGGCTCTGCGGCCAACCTGGCCGAGATTGCCGCACGCTACCTGTACGGTGATGAAATCGACCGCTGGGAGCGTAACGTCGGTGACGAGGGTGACCCGGTCGAGATTTTCGAGGCGCGGGCGTCCACCTTTGCCCACAACGCCAAGTTTTACTACACCTCCTCGCCTACGGTGGAGGGGGCATCCAAGATCAAGGATCTGCATGACCAGGGTACGCAATGCGTGCCCTATGTGCCGTGCCCGCACTGCGGGCACAGCCAGGTGCTGCATTTCGAGCAGTTGAAGTGGAACGCCAGCCATACGGCCGTGCACTTCATCTGCGCGGATTGCGGTGCCGCCATCGAAGAGCATCACAAGGCCACCATGCTGCCGGCCATCGAGTTCCGGGCCACGGCGGAGGGGGATGGCGAAACGGAAAGCTTCTGGATCAGCGCGCTGTACATGCCGCTGGGCTGGTTGTCCTGGTTGTCGATCATGCGCCAGTACGACAAAGCGCTGGTCGCCCTGAAAAACGGCAACCCGGAGCCGATGCAGGTGTTCTATAACACCCGTCTGGCCAAAGTCTGGGATCACGCCCAGGAGCGCACCCGCGGTGCCGAGCTGAAAGCCCGTGCCGAGGATTACGCCCTGCGTACCATCCCGACCGGCGTGCTGGTGCTGACGGCCGCGGTCGATACCCAGGTGAACCGCCTGGAGCTGCTGATCAAGGGCTGGGGTATCGGGCTGGAAAGCTGGACCATCGATCACCAGGTCATCATGGGTGACCCGGCCGAAGCCAGCACCTGGGACATGCTGGACGAGCGGCTGCAAGCTGAGTTTGTGCACCCGTCTGGCCAGCGCATGAAAATCGCTGCCGTCGGTGTCGATTCCGGTGGCGCGCATACCCAAGACGTGTACCAGTTCTGCCGTCAGCGTCGCTGGCGCCATGTGCTGGCCATCAAGGGCGAAAGCAAGCGTGGCCGGCCAGTGCTTGCGCAGCGGCCGTCAAAGGTCGATGTCAGCTGGCGTGGCCATACCGAGAAAAACGGCTGCGAGCTGTGGATGATCGGTACCGATACGGCAAAGGACTGGATCTACAACCGGTTCAAGCTGCCGTCGGGCCCGGGGGCGCAGCATTTCAGCGTGGATCTGCCGGACGAGTACTACGATCAGCTCACTGCGGAGCGAAAGCTGGTGCGCTACGTGAAAGGCCGCCCGGTCACCGAGTGGGTCAAGCCGAGGTCGGAGCGTAACGAAGTGCTGGACTTGACGGTCTACAATCTGGCGATGGCGCATTACCTGCAGCTGCATCGCTACCAGGTCGCGGACTGGGAAAAATTACAGATGAAGTACGCCCAGACCGGGCTGTTTGATTCGCCGGCCGTTGCAGCAGCAGCGCCGCCGGCTGCAGTAACCGCTACAACGCCTGCCCAACCGGCAGGCGTTTCTGTTTCCAAACCTGCCGGGCGGCGTGTTTCCCGCTCGGGTTATCTAGGCAGACGATGATGGCTTTTACCCAAGGTCAGCTGGACGCCCTCGAGGCTGCCATCAGCAAGGGGGCGCGTGTCGTGCAGTACGACGGCCGGCGCGTCGAGTACCACACCATCACCGAGATGATGGCACTGCGTGACCAGATGCGCCGCGAGCTGGCCAGTGCGGCCGGCCGGCGGCGTAGCCCGTTTGTACGGCTGTTTCATGGTGGAAAGGGCATCTGATGGTCAAAGGCTACCCCATGCTGCAGCAGCGTGGCTTCTTGCTGCCATCGCGGCTGAAAAACAGCTACGAAGGTGCCGGCCAGGGGCGCCGTGCGCAGAACTGGCAAGCCGGTAGCAGTGGCCCGGTCAGCGTGGCAGCCGGTGGCTTGCAAACCATGCGAAACCGCAGCCGGCTGGCTGCGCAGAATGACCCTTACGCGGTCAAGGCGCTGGACGCCCAGGTCAGCAATCACATCGGTACCGGCATCGCACCACGCAGCCAGTACCGCGACCCGACCATCCGGCGCGAGCTGAACGAGCTGTGGGAGGATTTTTGCACCGAATCCGATGCTGATGGCGTGCTGGATTTTTATGGCCAGCAAGGCCTGGCCGCCAACGCATTTTTCAGCGTAGGCGAGTGCTTTGCCCGTTTGCGTCCGCGTCGTTTGGATGACGGCCTGGCCGTGCCGCTGCAGCTGCAGCTGCTCGAGGCTGAGTTCGTGCCGCATACCAAAAACGGTAACGCGCCGAACGGTAACCGCATCCGGCAGGGCATCGAATTCGATGCCCTGGGGCAGCGGGTAGCGTACTGGATGTACAAGTTCCATCCGGGCGATGCGGCATCCGCCGGCGATTTCAACAGCCTGGTGCGTGTGCCGGCCAGCGAGGTGCTGCATGTTTATGAGCCATCCCGCCCGGGCGCGTTGCGCGGTGTGCCGATGCTGGCCAGCGTGCTGCTGCGGCTCAAGACGCTGGACGAGTTCAACGACGCGGTGCTGTACCGGCAGGAAGTCGCCAACCTGTTTGCAGGCTTTATCCGTAAGCCGGAATCGGGGGATGCGATTGGCCCGCCGATAGATACGGGAGCCCAGGGCGCCGGGGAGGCCGGTTACCTGCCGATGGTGGGGCTGGAGCCCGGCACCATGCAGGAGCTGGCGCCAGGTGAGGAAGTGGAGTTCAGCGACCCGCCAGACGCCGGCAACAACTACGCCGAGTTCATGCGCGAGCAGCTGACGGCCATCGCGGCCGGGGCCGGCCTGCCGTATGAGCTGCTGACCGGTGACCTGCGCAACATCAGCGACCGCGTCATCCGCGTGATCCTGAATGAATTCCGGCGCCGGGTAGAGCAGCGGCAGCAGGCGATTTTCGTGCACCAGTTCTGCCGCAAGGTGTGGTGCGCCTTCCTGGATACCGCGGTGTTGTCCGGTGCGATTGACCTGCCGGGCTATGCCAGCAACCCGCGCCCCTTCCGCCGTGTGCGCTGGGTGCCACAGGGCTGGGCATACATCCACCCGGTGCAGGATGTGCAGGCAGATCGTCTGGCGGTGCGCGCCGGCTTCACCAGTCGCACCGAAGTCGCGCTGAAGCGTGGCAGTGATGCCGAAGCCATCGATCTGGAAAACCAGGCCGATAACGCCCGTGCTGACCAGTACGGCCTGAATTACGACTCTGACCCGCGTCTGCGTGATGGCGCAGGCGAACTCATTGAGGATGACAAACCATGACGCGTCAGCGTGTAGCAATTTTCAACAGTGCGCCGCCCGCCCAGGTGCTGGTGGCTGGTGGCAGCTGGTACCGGGTGAGCAATGCGGCCAACCTTGCGGCCGGTGAGCCGCTGCAGGTCGATCTGATGGACGAAATCGGCGGCTGGGGCGTGCAGGCCAGTGACTTCCTGCGTGATCTGCGTGCGGCCGACGATGGCCAGCGCCCGGTGGTGGTCAACATCGCCAGTATCGGCGGTGATGTCTGGCAGGGGATTGCCATCAGCAATGCGCTGCGCCGCATGGGCGACCGCGTTACCGCCTGCATTACCAGCGTGGCCGCCAGCATCGCTAGCGTGGTCGCTGTCGGTGCGCACCGTGTCGTCATGCCGGAAAACGCCATGATGATGATCCACAACCCGTGGGCGGTAGTGGCTGGCGAAGCCGACGAGCTGCGCGAGGCCGCCGACCTGCTGGACAAAGTCAAAGCTGCCCTGGTCGCCACCTATCGCGCCAAAGCGCCGGCGCTGAGCGAAGACGAGCTGGCAAAAATGCTGTCGGCGGAAACCTGGCTGACGGCCGCCGAGGCGCATGCGATGGGGCTGGTCGATGAGGTGCAGCCGCTATTGCCTATCAAGGCCAGTGCCCGGCTGTACGCCCAGTGTGGCCGCTTCAAAGCGGCGCCGGCGGCGCTGCTGGCAGCGTTGCAGCCTGCTGCAGATCCCGCACCGGCACCGGCAGTCGATCCGGTGGAAGATCCTGCGCCGGCCGCGGCGGACCCGATTGCGCTGGCCAGGCTGGCGGCGTCGTTGTGTGCTGACAAGCAGCTGCCCGTGCAAGCGGTATCTACTGTGCTGGCTACTGGCGTGAAGTCGGAAGCCGACATCCGTGCAGGCGTCGAGCGGGCTGTCACGATTCGTGACCTGTGCGTGACCGCCAAATTGCCGGAGCTGGCACTTAGCCTGCTGGCCAGTGGCCTGGATGTGGAGGCGGCGCGTGCCCGTCTGTTTGACAAGATCGTTACCAATGCCGGAGTGGATCTGGATAACACGCCGCCGGCCGCGTCCACGTCCGCGCCCCGTGCTGGCTTGAATGTTGCCGCTGTCTACCAAAAACGCCGCGATGCTGCGGCCAACCGTTGAGGTGAACCATGAATCACAAACGTAGCCTGCTGCCCGGTGCAGCTGCCCACATCATTTCGCTTACCGGCCCCATTAGCCAGGATCTGGTCGATCTGGCACCCGGTCCCGCACTGCCGGCCGGTACGCTGCTGGCGTTCGATGCCGCAAACAAGCGCTATCTGCCTTACGACAACGCGGTGGAAGCTGCCGGTAAAGCGGTGGCCGTGCTGTACGCGCCGGCGCCGGAACGTACTGAGGTCACCCGGGTTGTCGTCACGTCGCGCCTGGCCGAGCTGCAAGCCGGCCTGCTGCATGGCCTGGATGACCCTGCCCGTGCCGACCTGGCCGCTGCCTTCATCGTTCTGCGCTGATCAACCCGTTTAATCACGAAAGCACCGCTCGCCGCGGTGCTTTTTTTGCGTCTGGAGAATTCCCATGCCCAGTATCGATATCTTTAACGATGATGCGTTCTCGCTCAGCTCGCTGACCGCTGCCATCAATGAAGCCCCGAAAACCCCGTCCCGTTTGGCCGACCTTGGCCTATTCGAAGAGGACGGCATTACTACTACTACGGTAGAAATCGAAAAATCCGGCGATACCCTGGCGCTGGTCGCCGCCGGTGAGCGTGGTGCACCGGGCCAGCAAGTGTCGGGTGAGCCGCGTGATGTGCTGCACTTTGGCACCATCCACCTGCCGCAAGACAGCACCATCCGTGCTGACGAAATCCAGAACCTTCGCGCGTTCGGTAGCGAGAGCGAGCTGGAAACCGTGCAAAACGTGGTGGCCAAGCGCCAGCTGAAGCACAAGCGCCAGCTGGACGCCACTATCGAGTTCCATCGCGTTGGCGCAATCAAGGGTGTGGTGCTGGACGCGGACGGCAAGCGTGTACTGCTGAACCTGTACGAGCGCTTTGGTATTGCACAGAAAGAGATCGAAATCGACCTCAGTGCCAACGGCCCAGCTTTGCGCGGCCAAGTGCTGGCCGTGGTCGAGGCGGTAGAAGAAGCGCTGGGCGCGGCAACCAGTACCGGTACGCGTGCGTTTTGCGGTAAGAACATCTGGGCAGCGTTGGTAGTCAACGAGTACCTGGAAGATACCTTCAAGTACGGCCCGCAGGCGGCTGCGCTGCGTAATGATCCGCGCGACAGCATCGAGTTCGGCGGCATCGTCTGGGAGCGTTACACCGGCAAGGTGGGCACCATCGCCTTCATCGATCCGGATACCGCCTATGTGGTACCGGAGGGCGTGCCGGACATGTTCATTACCCGCTTTGCCCCTGCTGATCACGTTGACGCCGTCAATACCCTGGGCCTGCCGTACTACACCTCGCAAGAGATCCTGCGTCACGGCAAGGGCGTTGAACTGTTGTCGCAGTCGAACCCGCTGAGCCTGAATACCCGCCCGGCGGCAGTGATCCGCCTGAAGCTGAAGAAATGAGCTTTAGCAACCTGGTGGCGGATCTGGATGCGGTGGTGTTCGATGCGCTCGGTGATGCCGCCACGGTTGCCGGCCGGCCCGTGGTCGGTATGTTTGCCTCGCCGTGGCTTCAGCCACAGCTTGGCAAGCTGAACACCGCTATCCGCGAGCCTCGGCTGGTGGTGCGCGATGCTGATGCAGTCGCTGTGGCGCGTGGTGCGGCAGTAGAGGTGCCTGGCCAGGGCTGTTACACCGTTGTCAGTATCGAGCCGGATGGTACCGGCTTGACTGTGCTGGTTCTGCGGCCGGCTTGATACGCAAGGGGGTGTCTGATGCTCGCAGTCAAGGTGGACTTTGATGACCGTGCGCTGAGAAGCTTCAGCGCCGGTTTGTCGGTATCTGCGCTCGAGCGTGCCGCAAAGCGCGCTGTGCGCAAGACAGCGCTTTGGGTGCGTACCCAGCTGTTGCGCTACCTGCGCGATGACGGCATTCGCCGCAAGATCATCGTGCATCGCGTGAAGCTGTACGACAAAGCCTGGCGCACTGGCGGTGGCAGTGGCCCTGCGGTCAAGGTCTGGTTCGGGGTCAACGCGGTCAACGCCGACGAGCTGGGGCGGCCAGTCAAAACGGCCAGCGGGTACCGGGTGCGTAGCTGGCAGTTTGACGCCGCTTTCATGCCGGGTATCAACCCGCGCTATCGCGGCAAGCTGTACCAGCGTACCACCCGCCACCGCCTGCCGATTCAGCGTGCCAAGGTAGAAGTGGACGAGATGGCGAACGATGCCTTTGCCTTGATCGTGCACCAGATACCTGGCCGCTTGCGTGAGCTGATGGCGCAAGAGTTGCGTTATGAAGTGGAGAAAGTGCGATGAACCTGGCTGATCTTCATGCCGCCATCGAAACGGTATTGCGTGCCGGCCTGCCCGGGGTGGATGTGCAGAGCTATCCCGACCTGGGCGAGCGTGTCGGCCTGCCGCTGGTCGTGCTCGAGGCGTCGGAGTTTTCGCCGGCCGACGATACCGGTACCGGCGAGTTGTCGCTGGAAGCCACTGTACAGGCGCGGCTGGTTTTTGACCCGACCCAGCCGGAGGCGGAAATCGCTGTGCGGCAGTTGGCTTTGCGCCTGGCGTTGCTGGTGCACCAGGGGCGGAGTTTCGGCTTGCCGGTCACGCCGGCGCGGCTACGGCAGATTGCGCCGGATGGCTTTCGTGCGGATCTGGATGGCTACCTGGTGTGGCTGGTGGAATGGGTGCACGAGCTGGATATCGGTGAGCCGGAAGAGCTGGAAATGCCTGTGTTCCAGCCGGTGGAGGTGCTGTTTTCTGCAGTGCCTTCCGGTGTGCCTGTCGCGCCTGACGGCTATGAAGCGCTTCCGGTGTCGCCATGAGCTATCCGCTGTCTGAGCTGGATCGTCAGGTGTCCGGCATGATCCTGGCGGGCTATGTCAGCGCGGTACAGCTAAAGCCGCCCCGTGTGCGCATCACATCTGATGATTGGGAGTCGTGCTGGGTGCCCTGGTTTGCGTTTGCTGCCGGCAAGGCGCGGCACTGGCGACCGCCTAGCGTGGGCGAGCAAGCCGTGCTGCTGTCGCCATCAGGTGACCCGGCGCAGGCCTTCGCGCTGGTCGGTTACTACACGGCTGAGTATCCCGGCGATGGTCGTGGCAACGTCACCGCCTGGCTGTACCCGGACGGCGCGGTATGGGAGCACGATCACGCTGCCGGCCGCACGCTGGTCCAGGTGCCTGCCAGCGGTGGAATCGACTTTGTCTGCGGTGCTTCATCCATCCGGATGACCGGTGCGGGTATTAAGATCCAGGCGCCACGGCTGGATCTGAACGAGGAGGGCTGATGCCAGCAGCTTTGCGTGTCAATGACGCCTGTAGCGGGCATGACTTGTGCCCGCCCAGGCCTGCCGCGGCCGGTAGCCCCAATGTATTTATTAACGGCCGGCCGGCGCACCGGCTGGGCGATGCCTGGGCGCCGCACGGTTGCCCTGTGCATGGTTCGCATGGCGGTGTGCTGACGAGTGGTTCTGCTTCCGTCTTTGTCAACGGCCTGCCGCTGGGCAGGGTGGGCGATGGTGTCAGCTGCGGTTCTACTGCAGCAGAAGGCAGCCCGAATGTTTTTGCCGGCTAAGCCGGTTTTTGTCTAGTTACCCGCCTGCAGGCGGGTTTTTTTATGGAGTGAGTCATGAGCAAAACCGCAACTCAGCCCGGCTTTGTGCCGCAAACCTTTCGTGATGACGGCTGGAAAATCCGCACCCTGATCATGCCGGACGGTACCGCGCTGCAGGTGAACAACTACCAGGTCACCGCCCACACGCCCGAGCAGCTTGCCTTCCTGCAGGCGCAGGCCGGCCTGTCGCCGGTGGCCGCAGATGTTCCCGGCGAGGCGTAAATGAGCCTGCAGGGGATGTGCCGCCGGACCGGTCTGCCGCTGGCCGGGGTTGCGCACCTGGTGCAGTCCATTGAAGACATCCTGAGTACCCCGCTGGGCAGCCGCCGGGAGCGTCCGGAGTACGGCAGCCGCATTCCTCGCATGGTGGATCAGCCGGTGACTGCAGGCTGGGTTGCTGCGGTCCAGAGCGAGGCGGCGCGGGCGCTTGGGCGCTGGGAGCCGCGTATCCGTCTGCAGCGCGTGGTGCTGCTGTCGGTGCTGGATGGCCGGCCGGTGTTTCGTGTCGAGGGTGAGTACCAGGGCGAAAGCCTGATGCTGGAGGTGTCGTCATGATCGATCTGGCTTCCTTGCCTGAGCCGGCGCTGGTATCGGCGCTGGATTTCGAGGAGATCTATCAGCAGAAGCTAGCCCGCTTTCAGCAGTTGTACCCGGAGCATACGGCGGCGGTGGAGTCCGATGCGGTCGTCAAGCTGCTCGAGCTGTCTGCCTACGATGCCTTGCTGCACGACGCCCGTATCAATGATGCCGGACGCGCCACCATGCTGGCTTACGCCCGCGGTACGGATCTGGACCACCGTGCGGCGGATTACGACGTGCAACGGCTGTTGCTGGTGCCGGCCGACCCGGATGCGGATCCGCCGGTGGAGGCGGTCTGGGAAAGTGATGACCGGCTTCGCTTGCGCTGTCAGATGGCGTTTGACGCGTTATCGGTGGCGGGCAGTCGTGGTGCGTATGTGTTCCATACGCTCAGCGCTGCGGCAGGTATTGCGGATGTGTCGGTGGCCTCGCCTAAGTTTGACGTGGTGCCGGTGTCGGACAGTGTCCGGGCGCAGCTGCCGGCCGGGGCATTCGTGTTGGCCTGTTCCGATAGTGCAGGGCTGGAAGCGCCCATGCCCGGAGATGTTGCCATCACCGTGCTGGCCGCGGCCGATAGCCCGCAGTCGTCTGCCGAGCTTGTAGGGCGTGCCCGCCACGCCTTGTCTGCGGAAGATGTTCGTCCGTTGACAGACCGGCCGCGGGTGTCGGCTGGCCAGCCGTTGCCGTTTCGGGTGGTCGCCTCGTTGGCGATCGCGCCCGGGCCGGACGCGACGCTGGTGCTGCAGGAGGCGCGAGCCCGTCTGGATAGCGTGGTTGCTGCGGCTCGGCGGCTGGGTGCCCAGTTGTCGCGCTCGGCGTTGTATGCCGCGCTGCATGTGTCGGGCGTGGTGTCGGTGGAGCTGCAGCAGCCGGTGGCGGATATCCGCTGTGATCAGCGCCAGTTTCCTCACTGTGAGGCTGTCGAGCTGAGTAAGGGGGCATCGTGATCAGTCGTTTGTTACCGCCAAACCGTACACCGCTAGAAAGTGCGCTGGCAGACGCCATGAGCTTGACGTCAGATCCGGGGGTGATCCGCACGCTGGCAGATTCCACCCGCTGTCCCGCAGCGCTGCTGCCCTGGCTTGCCTGGGCAAAGTCTGTAGATGGCTGGGATGAAGCCGGTAGCGAGCAGGCACGGCGTGCGCTGATCCGGCAGTCCTTTGCCATTCACAAGCGCAAAGGCACCGTCGGCGCAGTACGCCGGGCGCTGGGGGCGCTGGGTGTGGCGGTGGATTTCCGGGAGTGGCACGACATTCCAGGCGCCGCGCCGCATACGTTCGGGCTGGTGGCCTGGGTGAATGACAACCCGGCAGATGAAAGCGCAGTGCTCACGCCGCAGCTGTATCAGCGGTTGCGCCGTCTGGTTGACCAGACCCGCAACGAGCGCAGCCAGTTTTTCTTTCAGGTCGGTGCGCAGTTTGATCAGGCCATGCGTGTTGCCAGTGCCGCTCAGGCTGCCGCGGTCGGGCGGTGGCAGGCTGGTGCCCGTCCGGTTCAGCCTGCGCCGGCCAGTCAGCCGTTAAGCCTTGCCAATGGCGGTCAGGCCGCTGCGTTTACTCGCCATAGCGTTACGCCGGCCGCGGTTCAGCCGGCCGGTGCTCGCCAGGTGTTGCGGCTGTTTTCTGTCGCAAGGCCTTTTTCAGTCGTTCGTGTATGCATGGAGGTTCCATGAGTAGTACGCCCCTGATGCCGACCATTCTTGAGGTCGGCTTACAAGCCCTGTGGCTTACGTCGAAAGATGGTGTGGCGGCCAAAATTACCCACATTGCGTTGGGGGAGGCGGCCTATACCCCGCACCAAGGCCTGGTGCGCCTGCAGGCCGAGCGCGCCCGTTACCCGATTGCAGACGGTAAAGCCGTATCCAGTACGCAGGTGCATCTGACTGCGCTGGCTGATGGCAATGCAGAGTTCTGGGTGCGCGAGGTGGGCTTTTACCTGGCAGACGGCACTTGCCTGGCGATTTGGAGTGATCCAGCCAGACCGTTGGCTTACAAGGCGGCGGGCGTCGATCTGCTGCTGGCCTACGACCTGGTGCTGTCTGCCCTGCCGCCGGGCAGCGTCACCGTGCAAAGCACCGGTGCCGGGCTGTCGCTGGTGATGGCTGAGGAGTTGGCCGCACTGGCTACCGCGCAGATCAGCGAGATGCATCGCGGCCTGAAGCGTGGCGATGAGCTGGCAAACCATAGCCAGCGCCTTGCTGCCGCTGAGCGCCGTCTGGTAGCAGCAGAAGAGCAGGTGGCGAAGGCATCTGGCGAAAACTTACGTTTGAAAGCAGTCGCTGATGAGCGCCACGCCGTCATGACTGAACTGGCAACCGTTCAGGCTGCCGGCCTTATCAATTTGCAGCGTATAGCACTGCAACCTTTCCTCATTTATCACTAGTTAGGAGTTGACCATGAGTCTTGAAAAAACCGTCGCCGATCTGGTCGTCGCTGCAAATAGCCTGACCGGCGAAGTCTCTGCAAAGATGGGCCAGATTGATGCCAAAGTTGCCGAACAACTCCAGGCGCTTGAAGCCTGGCGGGCAGGGGTGCGTAGCGAGTATCCGGCGATTAATACCTTTACCAACAACCTGCTGTGGAGCAATGCAGCTGCCGGTGTTGAGGATGGCACCGTCGGTGTCAAAGGCACGCTGCCGACCGGCTTCTACGCCTGGTGCTCGAATAGCGAAGTCATCATCTTGGGGACGCGTCCGCTGGTAGATGGTGAATACGGCTTTATCCGGCCGCAACACTACTGCCCATTGCCGCAAGTGCTGCGCGTGCGCGTCATTCCGCGGCCGGGTACGACACAAGATCAGGGCGGTGTGCCCGTCATTCCTCTGCCGCTTGCGTGGGGCTATCCGATGTCCGTTGCGGGTCGATCGATCACGCTGTCTGTCTGGGCGCGGCTGGCATCGGGCGTGATGACTGGTGAACCGAATAACAGCAAGATCATCGGTACGCAGTGGAAGCGTATCGCAAGCCACCATAACGGGGACGATGGCCTGCGTGCTTACTACGGCCAGGTTCTCGTCGGTATGACGGCGCCTATCGAGCTTGAGTTCATGCTGCCTCATGCATGGCTGGGCTATTTGCCAGACGAACATTTGCCGATCTACGCCCGCGCGATGCAGTCCGCTTAACAAGAAAAGGAGAAGTCAATGAGTACAACGAGTAATGATCTGCTGGCGCAAATTGCGGCCGGCCACGCCCGCGAGCTGTGCGCGCATCATATCCGCGCCCACTACCCCGAATACCGCCAGCTGAACGTACTTATGGCTGATGACGCTGCGGAGAAGGTCAAGATGAAGGCTTTCATCGACGCGTGTCGCGACTGGTCCAACGGCGACAATCCCGACCCGGCCACCCTGGCCGAAATCAAGCCATGAAGCTGCCGCACCTGGTGATCTACACCGACCGCCTGCCGGGCGGTGTAGCGGGTGCGGCCAACGGCCCGCTGGTGCGCACCCGTCCGGCCTACCGCAGCGATGCCGGTCTGCACGCGCACGAATACCGTCATGTGCAGCAGTGGTATCTGGCCAGCGTCATGACTGCGCTACTGCTGGCGGTTCTGGTGCTGGTCTGCGGTGGTGTGCAAGGCACGCTGCTGGCGCTATGCCCCGCTGCGCTGGCCAGCCACTCGCTGGCTTACCTGCTGTGGCCACGCTACCGGCTGTGGGCGGAGGTGGACGCCTACCGTGTCCAGATGCGCTATGGCCTGAGTCTGGATGTGGCGGCGGTCCGGCTGGCTAGCCCGGTGTATGGCCTGGGGTTGACGCCAGCCCGGGCAAGGGCGCTGCTGCTGTAGGCAGCCACTGTTTTCTGAAAGCTACCCGCACTGGCGGGTTTTTTTACGTCTGTAGCAAGGAACTGCTATGTCGAATCCCTCGCTTTTCCACGGCGTCACGGTGACGCTGGTCGATACCGGTGCCCGCACGATTGCGCTGCCGTCGTCGTCGATCATCGGTATTGCCGACACCTACACGCCCGGCGCCGGCCTGGCCGCGCCCAATGTCCCGGTCAAGATCACCAGCGACCGCGAAGCCGCGGCCGCGTTCGGTCCCAATAGCGCGATTTTCCGTCAGCTCAAAAGCATCTACGACAAGACCCGTGCCGCTGTTGTTGCGGTGGGTGTGCCGCAGGTGGCCGACCCGGCTCAGCTGACCAGTGCCATCATCGGCGGCATGACGGCCGGCGGTGCACGTACCGGCCTGCAGTCGCTGCTGGATGCCAAGTCCGTGCTGGGTTTGCACCCGCGCTTGCTGGTGGCGCCGGGTCATACGTCCAAACAGCCGGTGGCCAGCGCGCTGGATAGCCTGGCTGGCAAGCTGCGCGCCATCGGCATTATCGATGGTCCGAATACCACTGATGATGCCGCCATCGCGTATGCGGCCAACTTTGGCAGCAAGCGCCTGTACATGGTGGATGCCGGTGGTAACAAGGTGTGGGATACCGAGTCCAGCTCGGAAATCCTGCTGCCGTCGTCCGGTGCGGCTGCTGGCTTGTTTGCGGCCAAGGATGCGGAGGTCGGTTTCTGGGCCAGCCCGTCCAATACCGAGTTCGCCAATGTGCTGGGTACCGGCCGTCCGGTGGAATACCTGCAGGGCGACCCGACCTGCCGTGCCAACCTGCTGAACCAGGCGTACGTCAGCACCATTATCCGTGACGGTGGTTTCCGCCTGTGGGGTAACCGCACGCTGTCGGCTGATGCCAAGTGGTCTTTCGTGACGCGTGTGCGTACCACTGACATGGTGATGGACGCCATCCTGGCTGGCCACCAGTGGGCGGTGGATAAGGGCATTACCAAGACCTACGTGTCCGACGTGACCGAAGGGCTGAATGCCTTCATGCGTGACCTGCGTAACGCCGGCGCGGTGATCAACTTCGAGGTTTTCCCGGATCCTGTGCTGAATACCGCCAGCCAGCTAGAGCAGGGCAAGGTGTACTGGAACATCCGCTTTACCGATGTGCCGCCGGCGGAAAACCCGAACTTCCGCGTCGAGGTCACCAACCAGTGGATTACCGAAGTGCTGGCAGCGTAACGCCTGCCGGCTTTGACAGCATGAAACGCCGTCTGGTGGCTGCCCAGGGTAGCCATTTGACGGCGTTTTTCTTGCGCAATGTCCGGCATGTTTTCGGTTCGCTGCATTGTCTGCAGGATGCCAATGCAAATGGCTATGTCTGGCTGAGTGATGGCAGCGAATGGTGCTTTAACTATTGCGCGCAGTACCCGGGGTTTTACCGGTTCGGTGCGCGTGAATTCAGAAAGGGGATCCGATGATTCCGCAAACGCTGACGAATTTTTCCTTGTTCCTGGCCGGTACCAGCTACGCAGGCAAGGCGACCAAGGTGCAGCTGCCCAAGCTCAAGCGCAAAACCGAGGCGCACCGCGGCGGCGGTATGGATGGCGAAATCGATATGGCTGTCGGTATGGAGAAGCTCGAGGGTGGCTTTTCGATGACCGGTATCGATCGTGCCTCGCTGGCCATGTTTGGCATTGCCGATGGCGGCGCTTTCAACGGCGTGTTCCGTGGTTCGTTCATGGACCGTAAAGGCGCGGTGGTGGCGGCTGTCTGCACTTTCCGTGGCCTGCTGGCTGAGGTGGACATGGGCGAGTGGGAGGCCGGCAAGAAGAACGAAACCAAGTACAGCTGCAGCCTGGACTACTACAAGCTGGAGTTGGATGGCCGTGTGGTGTACGAGCTGGATCCGGTGGCGCTGATCCGCGTCATCGATGGCGTGGACGAGCTGGCCGCCGAGCGCGCTGCGCTCGGTCTGTAAACCGTGGTGTCACCCGGGCCCGCTTAGGCGGGCTTTTTTCTTTTGGAGCGTAAGACGATGAAGATCAAGCTGAAAACCCCTATCGACCTGAATGGCGTCAAGGTAGACCAGATCACGCTGCGTGAACCCACGGTGGGCGACCAGATCACCGCCCGTCGCCTGGCCAATGGTGACGACGCCCAGTTCGAGCTGAACATGTTTGCCAGCCTGGTGGGTTGTGCGCCCGAGGATCTGCACGCGCTCAGTCTGAGTGACTACAAAGTCATGCAAAAACACTATTTTCGCCTGGTTAATGGCGATGAAGGTGCCGAATCCGCAGCCTGATGGCTGGTGGTGGCAGGTAAGCCGCGAGCTGGCCAGACGTTATGCCTGGTCGCGGGATGAGGTGCGCGGCGTGCCGCTGGGCGAGCTGCAGCACTGGTTGGCGGGTGAGGAGGAGTAACCATGTCGCATGATGTCGCGGTAGGGGTGGTAATCGGCGGTGCGGTGTCATCCAGCCTGGGTGTGGCGCTGGGGCGCGTCAAGCAGGACGTGGGCGCCTTGCATCGAGGTATGGGTGATACCAAAGGGCTGCAAAACCTGATTGGTGAAACCCAGCGCCTGCAGCGCGAGCTGGCCCAGGCCGAGCGTGCTGGTCGCCGAGTGGGAATGGATTCGGTACGTGAGCTGCGTGGTGAGGTGTCCGGCCTGCAGAAAGATTGGCAGGCCAGTACCGCACAAGTCGCGGAGCTGGCCCGGGCGCATGCAGAAGCGCGCCGCAAGGTGGCGAGTGCCGGCGCTGATGGTAAGGGTATCGAAACCCTGGAGCACGAACACCGTCAGCTTGAGGCAGCGGCAAAGTTGGCCGGTGCGCAGTACACGGTAAAGCACGCGGCGGCGCAGGAGGCCAAGGCCAACAAAGCGCTATCACGTGATCAGGTGAAGCTGCTGCAGCAGGAGGCGGCGGCGGCGCGTACGGCTGCAGCAGAAGCGCGTGCACTGGCGCGTGAGAAAAAGCTGCAGCTTGAGGTGGGCGGCGCTGCTATTCAGGAGGCAAACCGGCTGTCTCGTCAGCTGGATAAGGCCAAAAAGATGGCGGCCAGTACCAAGCAGGCTTTCGAAGAAAAGCGCCTGGTTCTGCATGGTACTCGTAACGAACTGCGCCAGATGGTGCCGGTGGTGGGCGAGGTGGCCGCCAAGACCCTGCGCATGGGTGAGGCGGTAGGCGCTGCGGCGAAAGGCCAGCGCGGTTTGCGCGATGCCATGCAGCAAAGTGTACCTGTGGTGGGTGCTGTCGCCAGCGAGGCGGTGCAGCTGGGGGCGGCGGTGCGTGCTGCATCCCAAAGCCAAGGCAGCCTGCGCGACAAGCTTGCGGCCAACATTCGCGCCCTGCGTGATGCCGGTGTTGAAACCAATAACCTGGAAGGCGCAATGAAGCGCCTGCAGCGTGCCGAGCAAGGTATGCAGTGGCAGAGCAATGGTCGCGCCATGATGCAGTCTGGCGTGGAGCTGGGTCGCACGGCTGGGGCGGTGACCATTGGTGCGGCGGCGGTGCCGACCGTGATCAGCGGTAACTACCAGGACGAAGTGCGGGATATCGCCATCAAGGCCGGTGTGGCGGGTAAGCCCGAAGAGGCGGAGATGAGTGGCCGCATCTCGCGCTCTGCAGACAATGCCAAGATGGATCGTGGTGCGCTGGCCGCTGCCATCAATGGTTTGGTCACGCAGGGGATGGATTGGCAGCAAGCTACAGGGCATGGTGATTTGCTGGCCGAGCTGATCAAAGGTCAGCGCATGGCGCCGGAAGATGCCGCCAAGCTGATTTACAGCTTTGGCCAGAACGGTGTGCGGCCAGAAGACATCCGTAAGACGATGGGGCAGGTGGCTGTGGCGGGTGATCTGGGGTCTTTTGAGGCCCCGGATATGGCCAAGCATATGCCGCAAATGCTGGCCACCCTTGGTGCGCTGGGCTTTCAGGGGCCGGAGGCAGTGCGTTACCTGGCCGCCAGCCTGCAGGCGCAGGTCAAGCTGACAGGTAACTCGGATAAGGCAGCTGGGAATTTCACTAACTTGCTGGCCAAGATTACCGCGCCGGACATTGCAAAGAAATTTGAGGATCAAGGCTTTGATCTGCAGGCGTCGATGCGGGCGCAAATGCGGCAGGGCAAAAACCCCGTCGAAGCGTTTATTGCGTTGACGGAGACCTTGGCTGCAGGTGGGGATAAGGCTAAGCAGAAGCAGCTTGATTCCATGAAGGAAAGGGTTCGCACAAGCAAAAACAAGGGGGATGAAGCGGCTGCGCTGGATGCGTATATCAAGATGGCTGGTCTGGGCGGGATCATTACTGATATGGAGGCACGTGCTGCTGCGTTAGCCCAGATCAAATATGGCGGACAGATCACTCAGGATCTGAAAAAGATTGAGACAACCGATGGCACCAAAAAGCTTGTCGATGATAAGGCCAAGCGTGATGAAACCTCGAATGCCAAGTGGGATGCGGCCAAGAACAGCTTTAACGCAGCAATGGTCGATATTGGCGATGCCATCCGGCCGGTGACCGATGGTGCTGCCGAGCTTTCCGCCAGCATGCTGTCGTCTGCCAGCGATATGGCCAAGGCGCACCCGGGCGTGGCGCTGGGTGCGGTGGCCGCCGGTGTGCTGACCATCGGTGCGGCGGCGGCCAAGGTGTCGGCCGGCATGCTGCAGTGGGCGGGTGGCAAGGTGTTGTCTGGCGTGGGCGGCAAGCTGCCTGGTGCGTCATCTGGTGTGCCAGGTGCTGCAGGAAAAGTGCTCGATGCGCTGGGTGGTGCGGCCGGTGTGCAGAAGGTGTTTGTCGTCAATATGCCCGGCGGTGGTTTGCCAGGGTTGGACGGCAAGCCTGGTGCGGGCAAGCCTGGTATGGCTGGCCGTGTCGGGGCGGTGGCATCCAGCGTGGTGGGTATGGGCCGTGCCGCGCTGGCAGCGCCTACGCTGGGGGCTATCGCCCAAGGTGGCGGTGCCATGGTGGGCACCTCTGCCGCGATGGTGGTAGGTGCTGGGGCGGCTGGCTATGCCGTGGGTACGGCGCTGAATGCAGCCATCACCCATGTGCTGTCCGATGGCAAGCATGAGCGCACGATAGGTACCTGGCTGTATGAAACGCTGAATCCGGAAGAAGTGGTCAAGCCTGTAGCGCCTGTTGCCAGGCCAGTGCCGCCCGTGGCTGTATCGGCTAGTGCCAAACCGCCATTGCCTGTGCAGCCTTCCAAGCCGCCGATAGCGGTAACTGCTACGGCAAAGCCAGCGCCGGCGCCAGTACCGAACCTTACGTTTAATCCGGTGATACAGGTCAAGGTGATGGGTGATGCCAAACGGCCGGAAGAAATTGCTAATCAGATTGCGCCGCACCTGCGCCGCCTGTTTGACCAGTGGCTGGCCAGCCAGCGTAGCAAGTCGGCTAGCGGCATGTATGACCCTGTGGGGGGATGATGGAACTGTTCAATCTGATGGATAAGGCAGCTGCTGCAGCCAGTCGTTTGGTTGGCCAGGTGTCACTACCGGTGGTGCGTGACCTGGTGACTGTGCAATCCAGTGCCAGCGCCGTGTCGGCGCATTTGGAGCGTGCTGCGGCATTGGTGTCGGCTGTTGCGCTGGACCGTCCCGGCGCTCGGCGTATTTCCCGGCAGGTGGGGTTGGTGATGCTGGCCGCCGCCGATATGCAGAAGCATGGTCAAGCCCTGGTGCGTGAGGCAGGGGCGCTGATGGCCGGCAGCGGTAACAAGCTGGTGCGGGCGCTGGGTAAGGTGGTGAGTCTGCGTGCCGTGCAGTCGCTGGGTGGGCGCTTGCTGGGTGGCCGTGCTGCCGTAGAGGCAGCGCCGGCCGCCGGCTTCTTGCTGGAACTGTCGCCGGATGACGTGACGCTGCAGCCGTTCCGCTTTGCGCTGGATCGTGCTGCTTTTGATGAGCTAAGCCGTGCCACCGAGTTCGGCATTGCCAGCCAGGACCGGCTAACCCGACGGCCGGCGGCGCAGGCGGTGGGCAAGGGTAGCGACAAGATCACGCTGAAAGGCGCCATTTACCTGGCCCGGCATGGGGCCGGCCATATCGACAGGCTGCGCGAGTTGGGCGAGGCGCTGCAGCCGCTGACGGTGACGACCGGTTACGGCCGCAATCTGGGGCGCTGGTACCTGGCCAGCCTGCAGGAAGAGCAGGCTTATCTGTTTGCCGACGGCGCGCCGCGCAAGCAAACCTTCACTTTGGGGCTGACACGCTATGGCGACGACTATCAGAACCTCTGACGGGGACGTGCTGGACTCGCTCTGCCACGCCCACTACGGGCGCCTGGCCGGCGTGGTGGAGGCGGTGCTGGTGGCCAACCCCGGGTTGGCGGATCAGCCGCAGCCGTTTGCTAGTGGCGTGATGATCGTGCTGCCTGATCTGGCCGTGCAGCAGCAGGCGACGGTGACTTTGTGGGAGTAGGGTATGAAGCCTGTTTTCAAGGTGCTGGCAAATGGCCAAGATATTACGGCGCTGCTGGCGGACCGGCTGGAAAGCCTGCAGGTGGTGGACAAAGCGGGGCTAGATTCCGACGAGCTGACCATCACCCTGGATGATCGTGACGGTGCTGTTAGGTTGCCGGCCCGTGGCGCGGTGCTGGAAGTGAGTCTGGGCTATGCCGAAACCGGCCTGACCCGCATCGGCCGCTATCGTGTAGACGAAGTGAAAAGCAGTGGTCCGCCGCAGCAGGTGTCGTTTAGCGGGCGCCCGGCCGACATGAGCGGCAAGATCAAGCAGGTGCGCCGCGGGGCGTGGGAGGCGGTATCGCTGGAAAGCATCGTGCAGGCGGTGGCAGTGCGTAACAAGCTGCAGGCTGTGTGCAAAGTAAAAGCCACTGTGGCCCGGGCGGACCAGATGAACGAAAGCGACCTGCACTTCATTACCCGCCTGGCCAGCCAGTACGACGCCACCGCCACAGTAAAAGGCGGCAAGCTGCTGGTGCTGCCGCGTGGCGGGCAGGCGCAGTCGGTAAGCGGCAAGGCGCTGCCGACCATTGTGCTGCAGCGGCGGGATATCACCAGCTGGAGTTTTACGGCCAGCGACAGCAATGCATCCGGTGGTGCTGTCGTTCGTCACCATGACCAGGCCACCGGCCGTACCAAGTCGGTGCTGGTGCCGGGTGGTGATGGTAGTGCCGCGCCGGCGCGGGTGGTGCGTCATGCGGCAGCCAGCCCGGGGGCGGCTGCGGCGCAGGCCAAAGCGGCCGGCGCCCGTGCCTACCGCAGCGAGGTCACCATGAACCTGGTGCTGCCCGGGCGGGCGGATATCGTGGCCGAGCGAAAGTTACGCACCCAGGGCATCAAGGATGGCGTAGACCATCTATGGACCGTGGATAGTGTGACGCATGAGTTCTCAAGCTCTGGTTGGGAGTTGCGTGTGGATCTGGTGCTGAACAAAAAGGCCGATACGGCCAAGGGGAAGAAAAAGGGACGGAAACCCAAGCCACCGCTGAAGGTGTTGACGTCATGAGGTGGCTGAGTGAAAGGGCAGGCATCATGCAAGAGCATGAAAAGGGGCTGGCGTATTTGTTGGCGCTGGGGGCGTTGATCGGGGTCGGGCAGTTGATGGTGAGTAAAGAAACCATCACCCCGCGGCTGGCGGTGGGGCGGGCTATTCTGGGCAGTGCCACGTCAACAATGGCCGGGGTGGTGCTGATGCAGTTTCCGGACCTGCCTTTGCCGGCGCTGGTGGGGCTGGGGGCCGGGCTGGGCATTCTGGGGCAGCAGTATCTGGAAGCCTGGTTGCGGGCGCGGGCGGATTTACTGGGCAAGAAGTAGCGGCGTCATCCACAGAATCTGTGGGTAAGTCGGTGCTGAATAGGGCGGTTTGCTGATCTGGCAAGCCGCCCATTTGTTTGCGTAAAAAACAAGCGGCAGCCATGGGCTGCCGTTTTGCATGGAGAGGCACATGAAGAAAGACGACATCTTTGCCGGCATCGTTGGCCGCGAAGGCCGTTATGTGAATAACCCGAACGATCGTGGCGGCGCCACTTGCTGGGGCATTACCGAGCGCGTTGCCCGCGCTCACGGCTACCAGGGCGATATGCGGGAGCTTCCGCGCGCCACGGCGCTGGCGATTCTGGATGCCGACTACTGGACCGGCCCGCGCCTGGACCAGATCCATGCCATCAGCCCGCTGCTGGCCGACGAGCTGTGCGATACCGGCGTGAACATGGGCGTTACCGTGCAAGTGAAGATGCTGCAGCGCTGGCTGAATGTATTCAACCAGCAAGGCCAGCTTTATCCGGACCTGCAGCCGGATGGCCAAGTAGGCCCGCGTACGCTTGTGGCGCTGAAAGCCTACCTGGCCGCCCGTGGCAAAGAAGGGGAGGCCGTGCTGCTGAAGGCGCTGAATGCCAGCCAGGGCGCTTACTACCTGGAGCTGGCCGAGCAGCGTGCAGCGAACGAAACGTTTGTGTATGGCTGGGTGGCTAACCGTGTGGGACTGGGTGTTTAAGCACTAACGGGCAGCCCGAAAGGGCTGTCTGCTATTGAAAGGAATGCATCATGGAATGGAAGCAAATCATCAGTACCGTAGCGCCGTGGCTGGGTACGGCGCTGGGTGGGCCGCTGGGCGGCCTGGCAGTATCGGCAGTGGCAGACGCCCTGCAGCTGGAAGAGAAAACCGAACAAGCCATCCAGCAGGCGCTGGGTGGCGTTACGCCGGACCAGATGCTGGCCATCAAGCAGGCAGACCAGCAGTTTGCCACCCGCATGCAGGAGCTGGGCTTTGCCAACCAGCAAGCGCTGGCCAAGATCAGTGCCGATGACCGTGCCAACGCCCGCGCCCGGGAAATCGCCACCGGCGACAAAACCCCGCGCAACCTGGCGTATCTGCTGGTGCTGGGCGCGCTGGGTACCGGTGCCGGGCTGCTGTTTGGTGGCCTGCGGCTGGATAGCACGTTGGCCGGGGTGGTGATTGGCTACCTGTTTAACGAGGCCAGTGCGGTAACGTCCTACTATTACGGGGAGTTCAAGCAGCGCACCGGTGCCGGCTAACCGGTGCGCTGCTGGCAGGCTATGCTGGCCGACAGTACACCCAGGCGCGGTGCCCTTGGCTGTCTGGCGGCAGCCTGCGCTTGGGCCAGCCCAGCCGGGCCATGGCCTGGCCGATGCGCGTGGCCAGCGCCCGGCTGTTGCTGGGCGGTATCGGGCCGTACAAGCCGGCCATGATGTCTTCGCTGCGTAACTGCAGCCGTTTCAGCTGTGCTGGCTCGGCCAGCCAGCGTTGTAGCTGCTGGCCTAGGGTGTCTTCTTCCTGCGGCTGCGTCTGCGGTATGTCCAGGGTATCTTCCAGCTCTTCCGGTAGTACGCCCAGTGTGGCCAGAATGTCCATGCCTATGTCTTGCATCGTGGCTTGGTTGGCCGCGACTGCGGCGCGGCGCTGGCTCATCTTGATGATGCCTGCCGCCCGCATCATGCTGCCGAAGTAGCGCGCCGCTGCTGCGGCATGGTCGGCGCGGTGGCTGACCGAGGCGGGCATGCTGGGGGCCATGTCCAGTGGCTGCCGCTGCTGCTCGCGTAACGCCTTCTCGCAGGCGATAAAGTAGCGCCGCGCCTCGCGCCCCTTCTCGTTGCGCTCCACCATAGACAGCTCCTTGGCCATGTCGATAGTGAGATGGTAGTCCTTCTGGATAACGTTTTGACGGATTCCGGTTTTGGAAACCGTCATCACATAGTCCTGATTTTCAATGAATTTATACTGCTGGATACGCTCCTGAATCCATGCGGCAAATACCTTGCCGACTTCCAGGAACGCGTGCAGCTCACGTGCGTTAACGGTCTGGGTGGTATCGCCATCGATGTGCTGGGTGTGGAGGGGAATAAGTTGTTGCATCACAATCTCCTTACAGGGTTGGCCGCAGCGGACGCGCGTTGGCCATGTCCAGTGTCAGGTGGTAATCCTTGCTGCGGCGGTCGCCGCCTCTGCCTACTTGTTGATTCGCCAAAATTGGCGAATCAACTGTCCAACTTGTGTTTTGATTTTCCAGATTTGGAAAACCAATCACCTCGCGCCCCTTCTCGTTGCGCTCCACCATCGCCAGCTCCTTGGTCATGTCTAGGGTGGGGTGGTATTCCGTAATGTTGCCGTTTTTACGCTCGCCAATTTTGGCGAACGTTACGGCAAAGTCCTGTTGTTGCAT